CGAGTCCTTGCTTGTCATCGAGTCCAACACCCTTGAAACGCATGACCGGGAAAGGCAGGTGGAGGGCGGTGACCAATCGCAGTACATCCTCAATCAGATTTCATCCGTGTATCCCAACCTCTACGCTCGCCGTCAGTCCGAGGACGAGATAAGGCAGGGCATACCGCGCAAATACGGCTTCCATACCAACGTGGCCACAAAGCCGATGATTATCTCCACTCTGGTCAAGGTCATCCGTGAGCGACTCTACACCGAGCGCGACCGCAGGTGTCTTGACGAGTTCCTGCAATATGAGCGCAAGCAGAATGGAGCATACGGCGCGGTTATCGGCCATCATGATGACTTGCTCATGACTCGCGCCATAGGTATGCACATCTGCCTCTATGAAATGGATGTGCCTCGCCTCATCCTGCGCAATCAGACAGCGACACGCAAAAAAAGCGGCCTCGTTTCCGAAGCCGCTTGGTAAGGTGGTCTGTATCGTTAGGCCGCCAACATCTGCTGTGCGCTCTGCACGGCCTGCATATTCGCGCCCTGCTGTGCCTGCTGTGCGAGTTCGGGAGAGATACCTTCGGGCATCTGACCCTGCTCCAACTGCTCGCGCTGTGCTTTGATGCTTTGCAGGAGTTCGTCCCCGAATGGGAAATCGCCGTGTTCCAAAAGTTGCTCCACGGATATTGCCTGCGCTTTCCACAATTCCATGAGCATCTCGTTCGCCATCGCGCGGTAGGTAGGCGTGGCCGTACTCTCCACGATGGAAAGGTCAAACTCAACGTTGCGGATTTTCTTCGGGTCATACTCAACGATTGAGCAATTTTTGCCTGCGATGTTGAATACTCGCGGAGTGTCATAGAATTGCTGAATGTTCTTGACATCCTTGGTCGCGCCGTCACGGATGAACTCCGAGAACGTGTCAAGCAGGTCAAGGAGCGAGGTGGTGGCGTTCTGCGCCTGCTGATTGTACAGCGAGGCCGACATGCCCGAATAACCCGGCTTGCCCTGCAATGCGCCGTTCACGCCCGATATGTCCTCAAAGAACTTCAACTGCATATTCAGCAACTCGGATATGCCGATTTGCGTGCAGTTGTTGGCAATCTGCTGTGGTATCGTCCTGCCGTCCTTGGGGGTCTTTATCATGATGATGCCGTTGAACCGCGCCCACTCGTCCGCGACTTCCTCCATGCTCATGCCCTTGGGCAGGCACTCCTCCGGGAACAGCAGCACACCATTGGCCGAGGCTCGCATAATCCAATCGTACATGGTGATGAGGCGGTTGGTGTATCGCTGTTGGTCGATGACGTTGCTGACAAACGAGTGTATCTCTCCGTCAATAAACGGATATGCGAGGAACACATAGGGGTGGCTCTTGTGTTCGTAGGGGGTTTCTCCCTCCTCAAGTATATCGCCGAACGGAGTCAGATAGTAGTAGTACCAATAGGAGTCTATGAACCATTCATACTTGATGAGCGGCACATCTTCCTTGGCCATGCCGAGTTCTCGCGCGTCCTCCAAGCGTTTGCGGTTCACACTGCCTACAAACTCCTCAAAGTCCTCCACGTCTACCTTGAACACGTCACCGCTGTTTACATCGTGACAGCGATAGCGAGGCTTGCTTTCCTTGCGCCACACCTCAATCACGCGGCACCTGCTTGTGTCCCTCGGAACGAGGAAATCATAATATCCCTGCAACGGATAGCCGAAATCCTCATAGGCCGTGGTCAGTGCGCGTTTGTCGCGTGCGAGGCGGTATATGTCGGCGAGGCGTTCAAAGTCCGCAGGACTATGGGCGAAACGCTGACACAGCGACTCAAACGAAATGTCATGCACCTCGCCGAGGCAGGAAACGTCCCATCCTCGGAAGTCGCGCATATTGTTGTCTATGAAAAAATTGTTGGGCTGAACGTAGTCCGTCCAACAGTCAAGTTTGTCCTCGCGCCATCCGTACCACTTGCGCTGTACCACGAAGCCGGAGATAAGGAACTCCTCCATGCATCGGGCGTTGATGCGAGTCATGCGGTTGAGCTGCATATTGCACTGAAGCACGGTTGACATCGTTTCTCCATACTTCTGCTCATCGCGGTCACGCGCCGTGCAGGTCGGCTCTTTGGCTTGACTGCGGTACACGCCGAGGACGGCCTGCACCATGCGCCGGATAAGATTGTTCTTCAACGGAACATTGCCCTGCTTGCGGATATAATCCTCCTCTTTCATGCTCACGCCGTCAACGCAGATGACATCATCCCACTGCCTGCCGTAGGTGTAGTTTTTGTTGCGCTCGCGGTCTTGCCGAAAGGTTTCCATCGCCCACCAATATTGTTGCGCTTCCCACAGCACCTCAAATGCGCGGTTGCGCCCCAACATCTTCTTTGCTTGGGCAACGCTGTCAAGTTCGCTCTTGGGCATGATGCGACTTGCCTTATGTAATTTCTTCTTTGCCATATCGGTTGTTGTTATTGGGGACGATGCAAAGTTACAGCCTTGCATCGCCCCCAATCGTTTAACTATTGTTGCGTGTTGCGCAGGTCGGTTATCATAAGTTTTTTGAGGTTTACGATAGCCTTGGCGCAGGAGTCGCGTTGCTCCGGGGTCTTGGCGCGTAGCCATTCTTTGGTGAGTTCGTCCACGTCACGCTTGTAGTCGGTGATGATTTGGTAGCGGTCAAATTCGGGGGTGGCCTCCAATTCATCGAGCATCTCATAGTAACGGTCCTCGTCACGCTCCCTTACCTTGCGTATCGCGCTCACGCGGTCTTTGGTGGTCTTGTATTCCTCGTCCCATGTTTTGAGGGAGTCGGACACGGCCTTGTCGGTGACGCGCGTGAGGCGTTCCTTGGCGAGGGTGTTACTGCGCTTGCGGTATTTCTCCATGATTTGCTCTCGCTCCTCGCTTCCGTATGCCCAGCCTGTCAAGGGTGCGCCTCGGCGTATCTTGTAGCGTGCGTATCGCTCGGCAATCTGCGAGGGGGTCATCTTGCTTGCCTCCTCGGCTGACGCTCCGAGTTCGTCAAAATAGAGTTTGTCTATCTGACTCTGCGGACAGTTGATGATGCGTGCCATCAGCAGGCCGAACTCGCGCGAGGTCTGCGCGTCATCGCCGAAGTAGTCCATCGTTGCGACAACGATGTCGGTCAGCGATTGGGGATTGACACCCACGCCCGACTGCACAAGCAGGTTGAGTATGTCATTCACTGCGGCCTTTTGGTCATTCGGCATCTTGCGGAGGATGGTTGCGAGGTCGCTTGCCAACGGCATATCCTTTGCAAGATACTCCCAATTGCCCTCTCCGTTGAGCCACATCTGACCTGCCGAACTCATCACGTCACCGCCTGTCAGACCCTCAATGCTTCCGAAATAGGTGTGGTTGAGAATATCGTCCCACATCTTGTCTTTCTCGGACTCATCGTCACCCATGAGGAGGTAAGGCAGGTACGCGCCCATGTTCCATGCAAGTTGCAGGGCGAAGCCGAACACGTCCACTCGCGCAAGGTCGCGGATGATGTTCCGGCGGTACTCGCGCTTGGCGTTGGCCGTTGCCTTGTCGGGGTCTATGCCGTCACGCCACATCTGCTTGGCCATGAACTCCACGCTCAACGCCTTGTTGCCCGGCGTCATGTAGCGTTTGAGACTACGCAGGGAGTCATACAACTGACGTGTGTAGGACATGGACGAGTTGCGGAATACAGTGAACAGCACCGAAAGCCACGAGCGGTCAACCTGCATGGTGGAGAGGAACGCGCCCTCGCTTGATTGCTGTGTCTGATTGAACAGGATTGTAGCGTCCTGCTTGGCTCGCTCCTCGGCAACATCGGGGTCATACCCTTTGCGCTTGTAACCTGCGAGTCGGCTCTGATATATGGCGTGTGAGCCGATGGCAACTGTCAGCGCGTCCACAAATGCGTTGGGGGACATACCTACGCGCGAGGCAATCTCAACGACACGGCTTCGCCACATCTTCCAGTCCATATCCGATTTCAGCAGGCGCGGGTCACCTGCCATTCGGCTTCTCCATCGCTTCTCAAACAACGGCAGGTTCTCCATCGACCATTTCCATGCTCCGTAAGGATTGGCGATGTTGGCCGCAAGGTAGAGAGGATTGCTGTCCGAAAGGTAGGCAGGCATGGAGAGGAACTGCTTCAGTGCGGTGAACACACGGAAACTTACCTTGGCGGCTGTGACACCCTTGGCGATGTTGACAGCGGCCTTGTCAAGAGCTGCAATCGGCGGTCGGTATGCTCCGGCGGCCATACTGCACACGTTGCGGAAATTTTTCCACAGCGTTTTGCCTGCTCCGTACCCACTGCTCATGTTCATCACTTGGTTGCGGAAACGCTTGTATGAAAGCAGGGTGTTGAGGTCGCGATTGAACTCTGCGAACGCGGCCCACCGCTCCATCTGCTGTAGGTGGTCAAGGATGACGGAGAAAGCGTTGGCGCCGGTCACGTCAAGGGCGAGGTTGTTGCGCCTGCGCTTGATGATGCTACCTGTTGAGGTCGCAGGCAGGGCGGTGTCAGTCGTATCGTCCGCCACATCCACATCTTCCAGTCTTGCGTTGGCAAGTATCTTCAATGGGAAATAGTTTTCGATAGCGGCCATTGACGCACCGAACATACGCTTGTGAACCTCGTTGTACTCGTTGCGCTTGCCGACGAGGAACTCCTCCTGCATCCAATCCGCAAGTTGAATGAACTTCGGGTCAAGGAAGTCCTTGATGTTCTCAATGTCATCCTCGGTGATACCCATACGGCGCAGTTTCATACGTCCGTCACTCATCTTGTCGGCCATGTAGATGTAGAGCAGGTTGCCCTGCGTGAGTTCGTGGTCTTTCATCTCGCCTCCGTCCCAAAATCTCACGGATGCTTTCGGGAGTTTTCGGTCAATGGCAAAGAGGTCACCCCACGTCATCTTCTTGCCGTATATCTCGCTGACCTTTGCGTCAAGGACTTTCAGAGCGTCACGATAACCCGTGTACTCTTTCTCGGCGGCCTCAACCCATCCGCGCATATAACGGTTCCAAAGATAACCCTCGCCACGCACGTTCTTCTTGCCGAACATACGCAACATCTGGTCAAACGTGCCGAGGGGCGCAAGCATGAAGCGGACGAAACTATTGTTGGAGAGTTTCTGCACGCGGTCATCCTTGTGGTGTTCATCGGTCGGCCTGCCCTCCATGTCGGAGTTGGCGTTGTGGTGGATTTCCTCAACGCGCTGTTTCTCGGCCTCGCGCCACGCCTTGGCTCGCTCAACGCTTGCGCTCAGTGCGTCACCCATCTGCTCAATGAGGGATTGATATGCCTCGGCACGCTCAATCTTATTCTGACGTATGGCATCGTTGGTGGACTCCACATATTGCTTGTATGCGTCATCCGTCATCTGCCCGGCGTCCTTATCCTCCTTGGCCTGCTTGATGCTGTCGCGCAGTGCTTTCTCCTCGGCCTTGCTCTCGGTGATGTCCTCAACATACTGTCGGGCGATTTGCAGGCCTGCGTATTCAAGGGTGGCCTCGTCCGCGATTGCTTGGTCGGTGCTGCTCATGCGGTTGATGGCCTCGGCGATGCGGTTGTCAATGTCATCCTTGGGCAGGGACGTTGACTTCCTTACCACCTGCGCTATGCGTTGTCCGTCCGGGTCAAGTTCGCCCTGCACCTCAATTCCGCGAGCGTCTACGCGGCTCCCTCGGATGGCGAGGAGTTTTCCGAACGCGCCTGCTCCGTTGCGCAGTTGGTTGTCTACCATTATATCCATCACCTTCTGCACATACTGACTCACGTCCTGCTTGCCGACAACATTGTTGACAGCACCGAGGATGCGCTTGGTTTCAAACTTGCTCATGTCATCAAGCAGACCTGCGTCCATGAGTATCTTCGCGAGGTCGGTCACGCTCTTGACAGTGGTGATGTCATATTCGCGCTGACGTGCCATGGCCTGACGCAGGTGGTTGAGGTTGCCCCCGATTGCTCGCATGGCATCGCGCTTGGCCTGCAAGTTGTCGGTGTTGGCCTGCATAATCTCGGCTTTCATCTTGGTGATGGTTTCCTCAAGGCTCATGTCCGGGTCGCGGAACATCGTCCTCTCGTCTGCATCATAGCCTGTCTTACGGCGCATGGTTATGTCCTCGGCCTCCTCAATGACGCTCATCCTGCCATTGGCTTTCTTCATCTTGTATGCCTTGTGGTAGATGTACGCCCATTGCTTGTCAGTCCACTTGCGCATCTTCGGGATTTTCAGACCGCGCAAGAGTGCCTCAAACGCCTTTTGGAGCATGGCTTTCATCTTGCCCCAAAATGTCTGCTCCTCAGCGGTCATCTTCTCAAACCCTTTCTCGCCGACCTTGCCTGCCACGTTGGCACCGTACTCCTCGGTGGCATCGCGCTTCATCTGCTCGCGCTTGGCGGTTGTCTCCGCGTGTGTCTGGGTCATGGTGGTCGAGGTCAG